GATTTGCGCCCGTCATCCTCCGCGTCGTATTCCGGTTCAGGCTCCTCCTCGGGCCCGGGCCCGAGAAACTCATCGTCCGGGTTTGTGGTTTTCCAGTGGTCGTAGGACATCAGAACCCCTCCCGTGAGAGAGCGGTCCTGCTCTACCCGGATACGGAACTTGTTTCGATTGGTCATGGGTCTACTCCGCGATCCCGCGAGAGGCACAATGCTCCTCGTCGCTGTTGATGTTCTTGCCGATCAGGGCCGCTACGGCCTGGAGGTGCTTGGACTGGCGCTGCAGATCGATCTTCTGAGCCAGCGTCAGATTCGGGCTCTTGGAGCGAGCGCGCAGTTCGCGGGAGGCCTCAAGCAATTCGAGGATCCGGCGGTACTGCTCCTTGGAAACCACATAAACTTTCGCGTCCTGTGCCATCTGGTCTCTCCTCGCTATGCCAAGACACTATCCCAAGAGGATAGCTCGAGTCAACATAAATATTGACAATAGCGCTGGATCACTATCTTGTGAGGATATGGAGACTTTGACGTTCCAAGAAAAGCTTGATCTTAATTCAATGCCAGTCCCGGAGAGCGGATGCGTGATTTGGCTGCGATGTTTGAACGGTAATGGCTACGGCGCGCTTACGTATAATGGCATATTTTGGCTCGCCCACCGAGCCTCCTGGGCGCTGACCCGCGGAACGATCCCTCGCGGTTTGTATGTCCTGCATAAATGCGACGTGAGATGCTGCATTAACCCTGAACACCTTTATCTCGGTTCCGCCTTCGATAATGCGAGGGATTGCCAAGTTCAAAGCGGCCGCGCAAAAAATATTAAGCGCCCGGGCTACTAACTATCTTGACAGGATATCTCCTCTTGGTGTAGCGTCTTTCCTGCGAGGAGAGACCAAATGATCCGCACCATCATCGAGGAGACCATGGCGCTGGGCTCCATCGGCCTGTTTCTGGCCGTGGTCTTAGTCTGGGCCGCATATTTCACGGGAGCACTGTGATGAAGATCGTCAGCGACTACGCCCGCCAGGAGACCGCCCTGCGGCTCCAGCGCATCCACAACGAGTTGTACGAGATCGCCAATCTCCTGGAGTTGGACACCGATCTCGGCACATTCGCAAAGGGCGTGCGCTTGGCCCAGAGCCTCTCGCGCGATGCGGGATATCAACTCGAAGGCGCCGTGGGGCGCTGCGTTTCCTGTGGAGACTGACATGGTAATTCAAATCAGGCTGGTCGGGGCGGGTGGCGAGCTGGACAAGCAAACCATCGACGTGAGCGACGACGACAGCGCCGAAGTCTCTGAGCATATCCACGAGGCAATGGCGTGTTGGGTACTTTCCCCCGGCGACACCATCATCATCACGGAGACAGCATCGTGAGCGATTTCCGAAAGCTCGACGTTACCGTTACCCTCACTGGCGAGCAGTGGTTTGCCGTCATCGCCCAGTGCGCCGGCAAACCCTTCTCGAAAGAGGGGCTGAAGATCTTGCGCGAGGCCGAGAAGAAACTCGGCACGACCGTGGTCAAGGCGGCAGAGGCCTGCAAGAGGGGCGTGGCATGACCTGGGTCTATCGCAGGGCTCGCCAGGGCGACGGATATCTCTACGTCGTCGGCTATTACGCTCCCGTCAATAGAGACAGCATGACCGACTACATCTGGGAGCCAGTCCAGGATTTCACGATCGAATCGGACGCCCGCAAGCTCGTCAACTATCTCAATGGCGGGGCCGTCTTAGTGAGCAACCCATGAGCCCCTCGCTCGCGTGGTTAGAGGCCTACAACGGAGGCTGTGATATGTCCAAATGGAAAGAGCCCGGCGAGGGCGAAACAATTTATCGCGAACTTTTCGGGGAAACCGTCATCGAACGAGAGGCCAGGAAGGCTCGGGAACGCCTTACCCCTCCCTCCATGGTGACAGAGCTGCCGCCCGACGCGCAGAAGGCAATCGACGAGACCGAGGTACTCCGCTCCGAGAGTCTCGTCGCGATCGCCACGCTAGAGGTGAGGCTCGAGGCCGAGCGCGCGCGCCTGCGCCTGCTTGAGGATCTCATCGAATCAGTGAGGGCGATCTATCTATGACCGACGACCGCAAGATCGGAGCTCGCGTTCGCGAGGCCCGCCTCGCCGAGGGCCTCACTCAGGAGGTGCTCGCCGCCGTGCTCGATCTACGCATGATGGCGATCTCCAAGAAAGAGGCCGGCCAGATCACGATCACCGCGCCGCAGCTCGTGAAGATCGCCAAGGCTCTCAACCGGCCCCTCACATTCTTCGTACAGGATCTCAAATGACCGACGAATCCGACCTACGCGTAATGCAGGAGAGAAACTATAGATTCCGCGACGGCATAGTGTTGGTCCCTGCCGCGGTTCCGGGCAGTCGTGGCCCAAGAGTTTATGATTTTAACAGAGTCCTGGCCGGTGCGATGAGCCTCGACCGCTTGGATCATGAGATCGCGATAGCATCGAACCGGCTCACCGCGTTGGTGGCGGCGCGGAATTGGCTCGCCGAGGTCACCCCGATCAGAAAAAAGAAATCAAAATGAAACGCGCCCACATCCCGATGAAGACGAAGCTGGCCGCGGCGCTGCTGCAGACCGATGCCGGACAACATTACATTCCCTACTTGCATTCAAAGCTTATGACGGCTGATCAGATCATCAGCCTGTTCCAGCTCGACCACTACCCGATTCGCCACGCTGATGGCGGGACCGACGAGCCTTGGAATCTGACGTGGCTCTGGATCGGCGAGCACCGCGAGAAGACCAAGCGCGACGTGAAGGAAATGGCGAAGACGAAGAGGATCCATTTACGCGAATGGCGCGGCCAATATCACAAGAGCCTCGCCGCCAACATCGCGAGGCCCAAGCGCAAGATCCCGTCGCGCCCGTTCCCCAAAGGCAGGAAGTTCCGACGATGAACCGCTTCGATGAACTTGTTAAGAAACACTATGACGCCGTGCCGGAAGACAGGCGCTACCAGGGATTTCTTGACGAAAGTATGAGACGGGCGAAGAGCGATCTCGAGCAAGAAGTGCCGCTAGAGAAGGCTCGCTTGGTGATGTTCCGGAGCTCCAATTGGTGGTGCATGAACTTCACTGAAGCGGCAGTTATCCAGCGCTCCGTGATCCTTCAGCTCTTAGACGAGGCAAAGCTATGACGGGCGACCGCAACCCGTATAGGAGCCCCACTGGAACACCGGAGGCCTTTATGGCTAACGAACCCTTCGACCCGCCCATCAACGCGCGAACCAACGATGGCGGCAAGACCGTATACAACGCAGGAGAATCACCCATGACCGCTACCGCAGTTGCCATGCAGCCCGCCGTTCCCGAGGTCACCCACTCCGGTAACGACGCCGAGCTGCAGATGCTAGAGCGCATGTCGCTCAACCCAGCGATCGATATCGACAAGTTCGAGCGCCTCGTCGCCATGCGCGATCGCCGCGTAGCGCAGTTGGCCAAGAACGCCTTCGTCGCGGCCTTCGTGGCCGTGCAAAGCGAATTGCCCGTAATCGAGCGCAAGGGAATGATCACCGTCAAGAAAGAGGGCAGGCTAGTCCATTCGACGCCTTACGCGCAGTGGGCCGACATCAATGAGATTATCAAACCGATCCTCGGCCGGCACGGGCTCGCGCTATGGTTCAAGACCAACACAGAGGGCGAGCGACTCACTATCACCGCCATCCTCGGACATGTCGACGGTCACATCGAGACCAATACGGTTCCGTTACCGCTCGACCGAACGGGCAGCAAGAACGAGAATCAGGCTGTCGGGTCGACTCTCACCTATGGGCAGCGCTACGCGGCGACGGGCCTGCTCAATCTCACCAGCCGCGCCGAGGATCAGGCCGACAAGGACGGCAATGGCGACGCCAAGGTGCGCGAGAAGGCCTCCGAGGAGCAGATCAAGGTGATCCGCGACAAGATCACCGACAAGGAAAACGGAGAGCGCCGGCTGCTGACGCTGCTGAAGCTTGAGAAGCTTGAGGATCTCTTTGCCGATAAGGTCGGGACGGTCATCGGGATTATCGAGTCGAAGAAACCCATAACCAAAGGTGCAAAATGATCCCATCATTATCCGTCGCCGGAACGTTTCTGTTGTTTATCCTCATTGCTTTTAGCATGTGGGGATGCCCGCAGTACAACGTCTACACTCAGCGGCTCGATGGTGAGGCCGAACTTGCCAAAGCTGAATATAGCCGTCAGGTCGCAGTTCGCGAGGCGCAGGCCAAAAAGGACAGTGCCTCGTTGCTGGCCGATGCGGAAGTGGCGCGCGCACACGGTGTCGCCCAGGCGAACGAGATCATCGGCAAGAGCCTCCAGAACAACGAGGCCTACCTCAAGTATTTGTGGATCACTGACGTGACGGGCAACAAGACGCCGACCGTGATCTACGTTCCCACCGAAGCAAACATCCCGATCCTTGAAGCAGGACGCACAGCAGGAGTCGCAAAATGATCCAAGGATCGGAAGAGTGGAAGCTGGCCCGCTGCGGCAAGGTCGGAGCCTCGCGAGTGGCCGACATCATGGCCAAAACGAAGACCGGGTGGGGCGCGTCGCGCGACAACTACCTGCACGAACTCCTCCTCGAGCGTCTCAATGGTGTCCCGACCGAGGGGTACAAGAGCGCGGCTATGATAAGAGGCACCGAAACCGAGCCAGAGGCCCGGAGATACTACGAGGTCATATACGACGTTGACGTCGCCCAGGTTGGGTTTATCGGACACCCGAAGATCCGCATGGCCGGCGCATCACCGGATGGTCTCGTGGGGAAGGATGGCGTCCTTGAGATTAAGTGCCCCGAAGCGAAGGAGCACGTCGCCACCTTGCTGGGGAAGGCAATCCCGGCGCGGTACCTCATACAAATGCAGTTCCAAATGGCCTGCACGGGTCGCCAGTGGTGCCATTTTGTCTCGTACCATCCTGAGTTTCCCGGGAAAATGAAAATGTTCGAGGGCGTCCTCAAGCGCGATGACGCTGTGATCAAGCAACTCGAGGACGAAGTCCGCGTGTTCCTCAAGGAACTCGACGCCAAGGTCATCGAGCTATCAGCCGCCTATGACGTGGTCCCAAAGGTGGCGGCATGACACGCATCAAGATTTGGATCCTTCGGAAATTGATCCACCGATGGGTGCCACAATACGATCTCTGGATCTGCGGAGACTGCGGTTGCCCGTGCCTAGCGCTCTATTTGATAGAGGCCATGGATGAAAAACGCTGACGAAAGACACGCCAACGAGGTGCGCTTTAGGCTGCATTGCCTCCAAGCGGCCATACGCCAAGCGCGCGACGCCGGCCTTACTGTCGAACTGTCGCTCGCCGCGATGGTCACACTCGGAGACAAGCGCGATACCCCGTTCGATCCTCACACCGCAGTAACCATCAGCAGGGAAACATGAGCGACGCGCCAGTCTTGATGCGGTGGCATGGATTTGCCAAGGGGCCCGGCGGCGCATTCCAGCCGCTGCCAAACTTCGCCGCGAGGTGTGACGAGCTCTACGTCGACAATGAGATCTACGCCATCACCGCGCGTCAGCCGCGCTCGCCCAAGAGCCACAGCCACTACTTCGCCTGTGTCACCAAGGGCTGGAAGAACCTCCCTGAGGATCTGGCGAAGCGATATCCATCGCCGGATCATTTGCGCAAACAGATCTTGATCGAAGCGGGGTTCGTTGACGAGCGTACCAGGGTCGAAGACACCCCGGCCGGCGCCCGCGCCGTCGCGTCCTACATGAAAACGCTCGAGCCCCACACCATCATCGTGGTCAGCGGCAACGTCATCAAGATTTTTACAGCCCGGTCCCAGAAGGGCACCGTCATGGGAGCCAAGGAATTTCAGGAATCAAAAGACGTGGTGCTCAACAAGATCGCCGATATGCTCGGCATTTCTGTTGAGGAGTTGACGAAGGTACCAACCAAGCAGGAGAGCGATGATGAGTGACAACATGCAACACGTTGGCGGGGTCGACGGGATGGGCGGTGGCGGCGGCGGCGGTGGCGGCAGCGGTTTTATCCCCGCTCCATCCAAACGTCAGCCCCACCCCGGCCCGCTCCGCGGCACTGTCTCGGCCTCGGTCGAGGATTTTGAACTGCAGCTCAAGCAACTCGATCTCATGATCACGCTGGCGCGCGAGACCTCCAACCGGATCGTGCCGGCCGTCAAATTGGCCGAGGTGAGAGACGCAGTGCCGGGAAAATCCCCGGCCGGTCTCATCGAGGTCATCAGAGACAAGCGGGCGAAATTAGCGAAGGGGCTCGATGAACTTCAGATATTGCTGGAGTCGATCAATCAGAGCCTGTTCCTGGAGTGAAACGGCTGGGTGCTAGTGGCGGAACAGAACAAACCCGCCAAACGTGAGCAACAGTGACAGCGCGCCAATGATGGCGACCAAGATACTCGTTATGGTCCTAGTATTCTGCCGCTGCTGCTCCGCCTGCTGGACCGCCCCGCTCTGGCTACTGACGTAGGTAGTCAGGGGCGAGAGCGTCGCATTCAGCTCGCGGATCGCAGCGGCGAGGTCGTCCTTCGTCGCATAGCTCCCACGCTCACGCTCGATCTGCGAGCGCAGCTCGTTCGCCTTCTCGTCTTTGTAAATCTGGATCTCTCTGGCGAGGCCGAGCGCCTGCTCATCCGCCCGCTGCTTGACAGCGAGCGCCTTCTCCTCGGCCGCCTTGACCTCGGAATACCGGCGGTCGCGCTCCTCAAGGAACTCACGTTGGAGACCACTGATAACCTGCCAGTGCTCCTGCAGGGTGTCGAGCGTCCACCCGCCACCCTTCTCATCGCAGCGATGTTTAATGGCCGTCATCTCACCACCATCGCTTAGTGTACTTGCGGCGGCGCCTGCGCTCGTCAACATAGAGCCGCAGGTTCGCCGCCGCCATGAACGCCGAAAGACCCACGAGCATCTGAAAGACGAACGTGGGATCCAGGTCTTTCAACAACATTACGCGACCGGTGGTGTCACCGGGGGTAACGATGACGTTAACGAGGCTGCATCAGCAGCCATCTTGCTCGACACGGCCGCGATGTTTGCGGCTGCGGCAGAGACGGCGGCGGTGTTGCCGGCGGCGAGAGCTGCAGTCAAAGCAGTGATCTCGGCCTGGACAGCTGTATCAAGCGTCGTGAAGTTCGCCGCGAGCGTTGCGACGGCAGCATTGAGGTCGTCAATCGCAGCCATTTCCTTAACTCCTTGTGCAAGGATCTTATTTAATACCACGAGCGCCTGATCCATCTTGGCGTCGAGCGCGATCAATAACTTACTTTTAGCGAGTCCCATCTCCTAGAGCCTACCAAGCAGCACGAGAATCAGCACGATCACGAGCACCAACCCAAGACCGCCGCCGAGGTAGGGACCGCCACCGTAGAAGGGGCCACCACCAAACCCGCTGAACCCGCCCAGCAGCACGATGATCAAGACGATCAGTAGAATCAGTCCTAGCGACATCTCAGCACCTCACACAGATATCTGCCGGTGCAGGCGGTACGGGCGGCAACTCTTGCACCTGACTGTAGCCGCCCGAATCAGTGTCCCAAGAAGACGTGGCTCGCGCCGCCGATGATCTCGGCCAGTACCCAACACGCCAGACCGATGGCGACGAAGTACCATCCTGGCGGGTTCCACTTCGCCGCGATGACGAAGAAGACGAACGCGAACACCATCAAAATCAGTCCGATATTTCCCATGACGTTTCTCCTATCTTGGGGAACTTCCTCTCCCCGGCGGTTTTGCGTCAGACGTAACCTTCTTGTCGATCAGCACCGATGGGGGCGCCTCGATGATGTTCTTGGTGGCCTCTGACGTATCCTTGGCGAGAATTTGAACGCTTGCTGGCGCGTTAGGACCAGCCACCACCTTCACGTCAGGCATTGCTGCCGCTGCCTTGGCCTGATTGGCGTGGTTGTTCTCCCACCATGACCAGATGCCCATCACGATAGGAATGCCCGCGATGATCCAGTCCTGCAGCTCGGTGGGATTTATTCCGTACTTGGCGACAAGGATCGCAAGCGGAGTTCCTGCCGCCAGTACGATCCGGATGACGCCGGTTATTTGTTGCTGGTTCATGTTCATTTCCCAGCCTTCGTGTTTGTGATGTAGTTGCGAACGACCACCGCGGCCATCTCACGCGCTTGGTCAAGAGTCATGGCTGGAGTCAACCCAAGCTTCGTAGCCTCGGCCTGGACCACGGCCGCAGCTTGATCCAGATCGAACTGCGTCAGGATCAGATTTGTTATCGCCTGCTGCGGCGTAGCACCGGCAGCGACCTGGGTTGAGAGCCCGGTGATCACCTGCGTGAGCGCGGCAGCCGCAGTGGGATTGGAGATCAATCCGGTCACCATGCTCATAAGTGCTGGACTGCCTAACACTACTTGTAGAAGTACGGGGATAAGTGCGCCCATTTGATCGCCTGTAAGGGTTGGTGCCGGTGTCGGCACTGGTGTTGGTGTTGGTACTGGCACAGGAGTCGGAGTAGGGACAGGGGTTGGAATTGGGATTGGAGTCGGGGCCGGGGTCGGAGTTGGAATTGGCGCCGGAGGAACAACAACAATCGGCGGCGTTGGCGGGCCATAAGGCACCGCCGAATCCAGTCCCGCGAGGAACCGAAGCAACGGAGCACATCCGATTTGCATGTCGAGTGTTGAGGGATCGAAAATTCCGTCCGATATGTACTTTCCGAGCTGTTGCTCTGAACTCGCTCCCCAAATATATGGACTGGCCATCGGGGGGTGTCCGTGCGGACCGTCCGCGTACCCGAATCCGTTCAGCCCCTCGAGGAAAGTCAGAGCCGAGCCAGTCGACCACCCCCAAGTCGCGAACCAATGCGGCGCTTTCTGCACATCGATCAGGGCATCGAGCGCGCCGCGGTAGAACGCGTCCTCGCCGGGAGGATCATTCGGGTGATTTAAGAATGGCCCTCGGCCATGGGGTTCGATCGTCGTGACTTGACCGAGCGCCTGACCGTTCCCGAGGTAGCTGTTACAGAGGCCGAACTGGCCATCATGTTCTCGCGAATCGATCACCGCGACCAGTGCCCATTGTTCCGGTTTGTTGAAGACCTTCGTCGCAATCCGAGTATATTTTGCCTTGTGGGGCGGTAGGCTCAGACCGGCACAGGTCTGACCGATCTCATTGAGCCTTGATGTGTTAAAGTGCATCGCCACGAAGCGGCGGTTGTTCGCGTCGATCAGGTGCGCGATGTTCGGCATTATTGAACTCGCAGGATCCAATTCATCATCATGAGGGGATTGAGGAGCGACATCGCCGCCGCTGTCGCAGAGTTGTTGATGGTGATGCCAGTTGTAGATGTGCCGGTATTTCCCGCCGACAGGGCAGCCGCTGCAGCCGCACCACCGCCGACACCAACGCCGGAATTGATAACTGGAATAGTATGCAGATGTCCCGGGTCGGTGATCGCATGATTGTGTGCACCAACCTCTGCACCAATTTGAATGTGCGTCGATGAACCGCCAGCAGAACCAAGCGTGGTGCCAGTTACTGTCCCGCTATCTGTGACCACCGTGCCGACCCGGCCAGCAGCCACCCCTCCCATGTTGTCCAGTCCAAGCACTGACCGCCCGCGCAGATCCGGGATGTTGAACGTGGTAACGCCATCGCCGACACCGAATGTTGTGCCATAGATGGAAAACAGCACGGAAAACGTCGTGCGCGAGATCGCCTGCCCGAACGGCAATGCGAACGCACTGCTGGGCGCCGTAGACCCCCCGTACGGCAACATGGCCCCGACCGGGACAACGCCGGGATTACTGACCAAATAGAAGTTCTGTGCGATCCACGCGACGGCCGACGCACTGAACTTGAGTACATACGGTGTTCCGGCAATGAGCGTCGCCGCTGGGATCGCAACACCCGGAGATGTTTGAATCGGAAAGACGGTTCCGCTGTCGACCTGAAGTGTGGGCGCCGCCCCATTTGTTACGTTTGGGCTGAAGGCGATAAGCTGGCCATCGTTTGGCGTAGATGGGAGGCCCTGATTAGAAGTCAGCGTATAGGCAGTCGAGGTGCCGGCGCTCACCAGCAACCCGGAAGTATCGTCCCGAAACGAGGCCAGCCCCGCCATCATGGCACGCGCCGAGTCATTCACCGATGACGGCGCCTGACCCTCCGCCCAGTTGATCGTGGGATCTGCTGTCGCGTTCGTGGCGGCGGTCTTCGACCATTGCCAGAAGCTCATGTCGTCCCTCCACCGAACACGCCACGCAATGCCGCCGCTCTAGCGGCAGCGAGCCCTGGCGGCACTGGGTAATTGATCTGCATTGGCGGCGGTGCAGGCATTTCCGGTCCGTTCAACAACCCGAGTCCGGTCTGAGCAGCAGCAATAGCATTCTTTGACTGATCCTGCTGACCTAATAATCCCGGAGTGTTTGAAGTACCGGGCCACGCCGCACTTGGTGCTCGCACATTCGTAAGCAGTCCAGCCGGCGCGGCCGAGGCCGACACGCCGGTCGGAGAAAAATCACCGCCGCCCTCGACCTTGTTCTTCCAGATGTTCATGAAGTCCTGGCTCGACACCGTGTCGACGCCACCAGGAAACTGCGCCTTGAAACTGTCCGGGATGTTTCCCCAGATCGCCTGCTTGGCCCAGCCCGGACCCTTCTGCTTGCCTTCGCCGGTCGAGGCCATGTTCTGCCACGCCGGAGCGCCCGGGTTGGCCATGTGTGCGGCCGCGCCGGCCGGGCCTTGCTGGTGCTGCAGGTAGATCTCGGTCGGGGTCGGCGCGCGCCCGTGGGTCTGGGTGAACTGGGCAATCTCCGTCGCAGTCTTTTTGGCCGCGGCCCGAGCGTTATCATTCGGATCCCAGATGTTACCTCCGCCATACTTCTGGAACTCGCCGTTCGAGAGCTGAAACAATCCGTGATAACTGCCGGTCGAGGCCCTCGGATTCAGGCTCGATTCGATGTGGCCGATCCGCAGCATAAGGTTCGGGTCCACCCCGTTCTGGGCGGCTGCCGCACCTATGATCGCGGAGATGTCATCAGCCATCGTCTCGCCCTTATGTTATCCTACGAGGATACATAGACAGGGAGGCACACATGTCTATTCCGCAAGCGTTTCTCTGCTTTTTCTGGTTCGGTGTACTCATGCTGTTCTTGCGGTTGGGGGTCACATACATCAACGAAGTCGCTGGAGTACCGGGGGTCATCATGGTGACGCTGCTGTTCCTCGGAGCATCAATAGCCCTCCTCCGCTTTACGGAGGGGCGCGCGTAACTGTTGCACCCTGAACGCTGCTGCCGCCAAATTGGCAGCACGGTTCAGGTGCGGCACGGACCTCGGCGGCGGCAGCATCCTCTTGAGCTGCGCGCTCGCTGGAGCCTGCGCTCTTATCGAAGCGCTCAGCCGCGCAGCCTTGCCTGCCATCATGCTGTTGGAAAGATGCTTGGCGACGGCACCTCCTACTGCGCCTGTGAGAGCGCTGACGGGCTCGCCTGCCGCGACCATGCCGAGTTCACCCATCATCGGCAAAGCATGCCCAACTGGGGACAGCTTGCCGATCTGGCGCAAGGTATTCTGCGTAAACGATCCCTTGATGATCTGATCAAGCGCGGTCTTCTCCTGGTCGGAAGCGCCGCGCATGGCGTTCTTGTTGTTGCGCAGCGCCTTGAACTGATTGCGCAGGTTCAGGTCGAGGCTCCCAGTTCCGGCGTCAGCTGACAACTGTGCCTTGCGGATCGCCTCGTCATAGAACTCGGCCCGCTTGCTCCATCGATAGTTGGCGTTGCTCTCCTGCAATTGGCGCAGCGCTGTCGTCGGATCGCCAGCGACCACATCCTTCGGGGTTATGGTCTCAAGCAGATCATCGAGCCCCTCGATCGCCTGTCCGGCTGCCGCAGCCTTGGAGGTGCCGGGGCTCTTGCGAATGAAATCGTTCAACCGCATGCGCGCCGCGGCGACGTCCCCAAAGCTCGTCGGGGCGGGCCGCGTCGTCGGCGGTGTGGGGATTTGTCCGAGATTTGGAACGCTCGGTCCCACAGTAGGCGGCGCCGCTGGGATAGGCTCGGTCTTCGCCAGCCGTCCGATCCGGTTGAACACCGCGCCCTGATCCTCGGGGCCAAAGTTTCTGGCTCGCAAGTCGGAAAAGATCTGGCTGATCTTGTTGCCGACGTGCTGGGGATGGATCAGTGCCCCGGCGTTATCGATCGCTTGATAACCCTGCCGCGCGATATCGCCCAGCGCCGGTGAGGTGAACGCACCGCCGGCCGTTAACGGCTCGGCCGAGGCTCCAGCGATCGACTGCGCTGCCTTCTCTGTGGCTGCCCGCACCGCGGGCGCCGAGAGCATGTTGGTGATGCCGCTCACACCGCGGCCAACCAGTCGGCCCGCAACCGGCGCCGCAGCCCCGAGGGAAGCGCCGATCGCGGCTCCCGAGACCGGGTCTGTGCCCTGCTCGAGGGCGTTGCCGGCACCCAGCGCACCGAACGTGGCGCCAGCCGTGGCAATGCGCGCAGGCAGGCTGCCGGTGAGCCCGAGCAACCGCATCCCCATCCCCGTGCCAGCCGCAGGGGCTAACGCCGCGGTACCGCCGGCCATGCCGGCGATCGCCGAGACGATCGGGTGTGCCTCGTTGAAGGCCTGCCCGGCCTGCTCCTCGTGAGCCAGATCCTCTGTGTAACGCTGTCCGAACGTAGGCGCCTGCGACCGGTTGGGATTGATGGGGAGGCCGAGCACCTGCTTGACGCCAGTCCCGGCCGCCGAGGCAGCACTTCCCAGCCGGTTAAATGCCGACGCAACACCGGGTATCCCAGTGTTCTGGGTCGCCGCCCTGATTACGTTGGCTGGGGTGACCCCGGTGTTCCCGTGGGTCTCGAGCTGGTACCCGGGCGGTAGATCGTCTCCAGACGGGCCAGGGGAGCCCGCTGGTGCGTTTTGGGTAGTGGGGCCCTGGTCCCCCTGTAGGAGGAACGGGGAGACGCCGCTATCGCCCCGTACGGGCGCAGGGAGCCACTTAGCACGGTCAGGGGCGCCCCTGGCCGGGAATGGCTGGTGTTCTAGTTCAAACCCGGGCGGGAGGTCATCATCGGCCATAGGGCACCCAAGCTCCGCCCCGCACAATCATGCGGTCGCCAGTCGACGGGTTGACCGCGATCGAGCCCTCGGGTCGTTTGGTCGGGAATGCCGAGATGTTCTGCTGGGGCCCAGACGGCGCAGCAGCTGGGCTCACCGCTGGTGTCCCCCCAGCGTTCGGCCCAGCCGCCGCAGCTCCCCCACCACCACCTGACGTCCGTCCATGTAGCCGATCTAGGGCCGCTTGGATACGGGCGCTGTGCGCGTCCTGTTCTGCGAACTTCTGGGCATACTCTTTGTCGACATAAGGGCCGAGCTTGGTCGAGATCTCTTCCTTGATCTGGCTCATCTTGCCGGGGATCAACGCCAACTCGGCCTCGATCACCGCAGCCAACTCCTGCGGGCTCTTTACACCAGAGAGCGACGTCAGAAAGCGCTCGCGCTCGGCCTCGCCGCCAGGCGATCCGGCGTAGAACTTGGTGATCTCCTGGCCATAGTGCGCGGCCTCGTCCTTGAGGTTCTCCATCGCTGCCGATTGCTGCGTCGTTACCCCGCGTGCGTAGTTGATCGCGTGCGCTAGCGGCGCGATCCCCCAGCCGCCCGAGTTATTGAGATTAACCGCCGACTCCGCCACTTTGGCCAAGTGATCCATGGCCGTGGTGCCGTTACGCAACTGGCCACCCATCGAACTCGGGGCGCCTGAGGTGAGTTGCGACCGCAAGTTCCGGCGCTCGGTAAAGGCCGTGTCGTCCGCCGGCACGCCAATGTCAGACCCATACTTGCCCGCTACCATCCTGACGACGTTGGTCTTGCGTGGGTTGCCGGTCGGCATGACGCGGCCAGCGATGAAGTCCCTAGCGCCCTGCTGGATCTCCTGCGGGAACTGCTTGAGATAGTCCTCACCCCGCAGGTTCGAATCGACCCCCGGGAATATCTCATCGCTCCCGCCGACGCCTGGGACAGACTGCCCCATCTGGCCAAGCTGCCCCGACATGTCGCCGGTGTATGGCTGGAACTGGTCCCAAATGCCCGGCATCAGCGCACCCTTACGACCCCTTCTGGATCAATGAAAGTGGTCCCCTTCGGCAACGCCAAGGCCTCCTCGAACGAGTTGACCTTCTTGGTCCCCGGAGGCACGGCCGTCGGCCGCTGGGCGGTGCCGGTTGCGGCATCCGTCAGCACGAGATCCGTCCCACCGTACGCGTTCGGGAGCTTCTCAAACGTCGGCTGCGAGAAATGCTTCGCGATAAGCGCCTGCATGATCTTGGGGTCGGACGTCGCCGCCAGCGCCGTGTTCGGATCGACGCCCTTTTCCATGAGGGCCTTCACGGTCGCATTCATCGCGAGATTGCTGATGTCGCCCTGCTGACCCTGCACCGCCCCAGCGAGCCCGCGGCTGATGCCCTGGCCAATGCTCGGCGCGCCCGCAATGCCTGCGCCCATGCTCATGAGTTGGTTGCTATGCGCGCTCAGCCAGTTCCCGACACGGCCGAGCAAATCCGGCACCGCTGTCGGTCCTGTCGGGTTGACCGGTCGAGGCGCTTGCGGCGCAGCTGCAGGAGGCCTGTTCTCGAGCAAACCAAACCCGCCCTGCGTCGGTGGCGTGGTCGGCATCTGACCCGCCGGCACGGTCGGCACTGCGGTCGCGCCAGGAGCCGCGCCACCAGCCAGCAATCCGGCCGGAGCCTGTGGCGCTGGTGCTGGCCCCATCGGGAATGGCGTTGCCCCACCCGGAAGGCCCTGACCCTGCGTCGGCGGCAGGTATCCGGGCTGGCCCGCCTGCGGACCCTGCGAAGGGATTGCCGGAGGATTGAGCATCGACGCTTCGCTGCCGGCCTGCACCGAGAGCCCCGGCCGCCGCTTGCGCTCAAGACGGCGCGTCGACTCGGGATCAATCCCCTGTTCCTGATCCTCGAGCGTCGGCATCTGCCCGCCTAGGCCCATGATGTCCAGCAGCCCAGCCATCTGACGCTCCTATGCCGGCATCTGGTTGGCGGCGCGCGCGGTCGCGAGGCCGTAGTCGACGTGACGCAGCCCCAGCGCGTCTTTCGACACTGCCTCCGGGATCTCCTCCTCGACGTCTTGCGCGAGCAGGCCGATCTGCGGCTGCTTCGTGGGATCGAACTTGTAGTTGTAGGAGTAGACCGGGAGGCCATCGTTGAGCATGCCGACCTTCCTGATGTTCTCCTTCACCCGCTTGTCCGAGAACGGCGCAAATCCGAGCGACCCGAGTATCCCGGCGCCGCCGAGACCAGCTCCGAGGATCTGATTGAGTAGCGGGTTAGATTGCTGCACCGTCTGCTGCATCGAGCCCGTGGAGGACTGCCCGAGCCCCGCGATCGGCGTCGTGAGGCTCTCGACCTGGCCGATATTGGCGAGCGGCAGACCGAACTGCGTATTGGCTGCCCCGAGTGCCGTGGTCGCCGGCTGCGTCAGCAGGCCAGGGACCGCGCCAGCCGCACTGATTCCTGCGATCTGATTCTGCAGCGGGATCTGATTGAGCCCAGCACCCGTGGTCGCGGTGCTCCCACCGGCACTGAACAGCGCATTCGCTGCGGCCTGCTGGTTGCCGGAGAGGGTGTTGTACTCGCCCGCAAGTAGGCCGCCCTCGCCTTGCGAAAGACCGCGTGCGAGCGCCATCGAGTTGCCCGGTGAAAGATCGCGCCCAGCCGCCGCGAACTGCGAGTTGATCTGGTTGGTGATGTCGGTGTTAAGCGTTCCCATCGCGGTCTTGAGCGCGGGATTGGTGTAGGGGTTCGTATAGTTCGGATCACTGTAAGGCCCGAGCGTCTTCTGCAGTTGATTATAGGCGTTGGTCAGCAATCCGGTCTGCGGCGCCGTCGAGGAGTTGAACAGATTGTTGACCGCCGTCGTGCCCTGACCACCGAAGTTCGGAACCGTGCCAGCTGCAGAGACTAGATTACTCGCAGCCGTCGACTGCGGAGTAGTGACGCCAAACCCGGTGTTGCCGATCCCAGCCAGAATGCTCTCGAGCAACGGCTGTGCCGGTGCCCACGGCGAGGTCTGCGACTGCTGTGAGCCGCTCGTAGTCTGAGTAGGACCGCCACCACCACCAGACATCACAACCTCTTTTCCAGGATGATCCCGGTTTGCTGATAATCAGCCAGCACTCGCTTCCAGCCAGCGCGGCCGTAGAGCCGCATTCTGCTGCAGCCCTCATCTCTAGCATACGACTCGATCTCTGAGCGCAGATGCACCCATCGCCTCATCCCGCTGCCGCCGATCGTAACCAGCTGACACACGAGATCGTCACCCTTGATCAATCGCGTCAGCGCCGCGGCGAGGATCTTCTGGTCCTGATAGGCGATCCACAGCAGCAGGTGCCCAGTACGCAAATCGATCAAGGTCGACACCTTGTCGAAGTACTCGCCGCCAGCCTTCTGGCCACCTCGCAGAAACGCCTCGACGCGCGGCCATATCCGCCACGTCTCCTTCGGCGGGACGCATAAAACTTTATATTCGCGCGCTAGCGTCCCGTGCATGACTATCCCAAACACACAAACCAGAATGTGCAATCGGCGTTCGCCGTCGTCGCATGCGAGATCGTGAACTGACCCTTCTTGACATTCACCGCCAGCACGAACGTCGTCAGCAGCACCGCCGCGGCGTGCGCAGTCTGCGGAAACAGAAACACCGCCGACGTCACGCTGCAGTTCGGCGCCAGCACCACCGTCGTGGTCGCGGCTCCGGTCGCCAGCGAGCATGTGCCGATTGCATCGCTGCGGCCTTCCGAGAGTTGCCGTATTACATAGACCAGCTGCTGCGGGTCTCTTTCTGCCGGGGCGAGATGCCGAATGGCCATCAGCGATCTCCCTGTCCAGGAACCGCGTCAGGCGCATGCACGCCCTGTGCGTAGGTCCACACCGTGCCGAACGGGATGCGCAGATGCGCCTGCGCATAACGGGTCTCCGCTCGCTGTGGCACCAACCCCTGCGCGTTGACCACCTGTTCCGCAGTATAGACAACCGGCGACTGCGCGGTGTCACGCAGCCCGAGGCTACCGAAACACCCAGGCGCGTCCGTCATCGGGCGCAGAAATGAGATCCACACCCGGTCCAGGAGATCCTGCGCCGAGCTCTCAAGTACGGCCTCCAGGTTCGGCCCGGAATAGAACCCGAGCGCATTGTTGTTATCAAAGGCGGCCAACCGCACCGTCGCCTGCGCTGAGATGGTGTCGAGCGAGAACCCGAGCTGATCGAGCGATCCGCCGATCGAGCCCGTCCCGGTCGAGGTGAACGTCGTCCCGATCAGATCGATGTGCGTAGAATCGATGATGTTGAAGCGGAAATTCCCAGCCGTTAGTCCGCCTGTGACATTGTAAACCTCGACCGTGTTTTCGATGTTGAGGTTGGTGTTGGATGGCGGCGTGCCTGCAGTAAGACCGGGCACCAATGTGCAGCGCTGCCGCCCCGCCGTTCCTGCAGCAACCACCGAGATCGTGATAATCCCGGGCGCGATCGGATCGAGCGCTTCGAGCGTGAGGCCCGGTTTAGCCAGATAGGTCAGGAACTCGCTCGCCTGCGCGACGATCGTCGACCATCGCCCATTATCCCCAAGTGCCCAATCATAGACCAACATCTTGTCAGCGAGGCCGGCCGCGCCAGATTTTGACTTGTATTGCCAGAACACCCGCGTCGACATCGGGTCAGTCCCAGCGATAAATAGCTGCAGATTGTTCGTATCCAGATCTGCGAAGAACGTGGTGTCGACGCGCTGCTTCCCAATCGGGGTCGGATAGCCGCCGCTCTGGATCATCTTGAACCCTTGCGGCGAGTAGAAAAACACTTTGTCGCCGGCCGTGATCGACGAGTATTGGCCGTAGATGCCGTCCTGAGTGGATATGCGCAGAATATCAAACACCACCGCAGAACCCGGCGCATAGATCAGCGTGCGGATCGACTGATCCTGGAAGATGATGCCGTACTGATCACCGCCGCGGATGTCGTGCACCGCACCGCCGTCCGGGAGATCCTGGAAATCGGCCTGACCAACCCCCGGCGTCCACGTCGTAGGCGCATTGAGATCAGACCACTGCACCCGGTTCGGAAACCCAAGTATCCCACTCAGCACGATAAACCGGTTAATGATCGCGATGTGGCTAGCCTGCGGCGGAGTTCCACCTAGATCGAGAAACGTCGCCGAAATGCCCAAATTGTATACCTGCGGATTGACGTTCTCCTGAACCGCGATAACCAAGTTGTTGAACTGTGCAAATTGCCAGTTATCGGTCGAGATCAGCGCCGAATACGGGCCACCCCCTTGCGACACATTGGTCCAGGCGAACGTCGTGTTGTTGAGCAAGTACAGGTTCGTCGCCGTCCCGGCGAAAATCACCACGGTATTATCGGCCATGCGCGCAAAGATGCACCCGCGACACGGACCCGGCAGCGCCTGCGTCAACTCAACGAGCGACGGAAACGGGCCGTAGCCGTCCTGGCGAGGCACAACATTCGTTGCGATCGTGGCGTAGGGCAACGCGATCGCCGAGATGTCCGGCGACCAGTCTTGAAACGTGAGTAGCCCTGCATCTGGCATCAGAAATACATCGGCCGCACAACGCCGCGCCTCGCCATTCTAACCGCCTCGACCTTGAGTTCGCGGTACGCCGACCACGTCTCGCCTTCGAGCGCTCCGCCCTGCGGCTCGTACGGAGACATCGCCATTGCCATCGCATTGTTGCGGGTGACGTGCGTCGCCAGCTGATACTTCGCCCGCGACCGGATCAGGCGCTCGGCACCGATGTCCGTCACCCACAGATTGCCGGTCTGAGCGTCGTTCGCCGGCGCCGCCAAGGCCACATGCGCGCCGATGCTGATCAAATAGGGCCCGGTCGCGCCCGTGAATGTCCCGGTGACCTGGATGAAGAACCCGGATCCGGGGCCGAGCGTCGTCGCAGTCAGAATATCATTGACCAGATACCCCACGCCCGGATTGACGATCGCCACGTTGGTGACGACGCCGGCCGTCACGATGATGTTCGCCGTCGCGCTGTTACCCGCCCCGCCAATCAACGGCACGTTCGTATAGGAACCCGGGCTATACCCGCTCCCTGGCCCGGTCTGAATGAACGCCGAGATCTGGCCCGGGCCGCCACTCGACGGCACCGGATAAAGCATGATCTGACCGTTCGAATAGGCATACGCATACGGCTGGCCCTGTTGGGTGCCGGTCTGCGTCAGGATCAGGATCTCCTCGGGCTGGATCCGCGGCAGATCAAACACCGCAGGCGGCACCGTGATCGTCAGCCAGTCGAGCGCATAGATCTGCTGCGTCGATACGACGTTCGGATAGTTCGGGTCCGTGAAGACGTTATAGTTCTGCTGCCCGACCGTCGTCATGAACGACGTCTGGAACGTAGTGTTAAACCGGAACCGCTCCTTCTGATACATGATGATTGCGTCCGAGATCGCCGCCGCAATCTGCGTCGTGAGGTCACCGCGCGCCAGCTCATCGGCGATGCGGTCCTTCATGTAGCCGAGAGTGTTTGGTGGAAAGGCAGAGGGCCATGTCATGCTGCCCTCACTTCGTTAAATAGGCCCCGGCCGTAAACACGTAGTACAGCGTGACAATGCCGGTCGCTTGCGACACGCCTGTAGCTCCTGCCGTGCCGTTGATCGTGTCGGATCCGGTCGCGTAGACCAGCAGCGTCGCTGCGGCCGGCAGATTGTTTGCGACCGCAATCTCGAGCCCGGCCACCGCGGGCGGCAGTGTCACGCCAGCCGGTGTTCCAGTTCCGGTCGTGACGTTCACCAGCGCCTGCGTGATCTTGGTCGCCGTCGTCTGCGAGGTGCCGGCAGATGCGATGGCGCCTTGCGAGGCAACCGTCTGGATCGACCCGGCGGCGCCAGCGCCGATCCCGTCAGCTACCCACACGCCGGTCGTCAAGCAGTAGAACGCCGTGATCGAGGCCGGCATCAGCACAACCGATGCACCGCCATTGATCGTGCCGCCGACATCGCCAACACCAGGATATACCGTGAGGAAGTTCAGGCCGGAGTTCTGTATCGCGACCTCAAGGCCCTGCAAATTGACGGCACCGCTCGTATTCGGGAGTACCGCTCCCGTGCCAGCACTAACGAACCCGAACACCGTCGTGCCCGCGCGGATCTGATAGGCATTTGCGGCCGTCGTACCAGTCGCCGTAACACCAGCATTATTCGCGCCAGCGTCTACAGCGACGGCATTCGCGAGCGACAGCTGCACCGAGTTTTGCAGCGACGCGTCGAGCCCAAATTGCAGGACGGGAGGATAACCGATCCCAGGCATGACTACCTCAGTTCGGGTTGCCGCTCGTGATGACGAGGAAGTTGATCTCGATCGTCGCGGAAGTCAGCGCGGTCGTCGAGGCACTCTGGATGGTGAACACGATGGTGTTCGCCGTGTTGTGCGTATTACAGACCAGCGCAGAGGCGGCCGCGCCAGCCAGCTTGTCGAGCTGACACAGCACGAGATCGTTGGCGCCGACCTTGCTGTTGGTAAGCGTGATCACGGACGGCGTGGCACCTGAGGCACCAGCAGTCGTCGCCGCTGAAGTGATGATCCCAGACGCGCCGTTGCAGGTTCCGGCTGCGGTGGCACCAGAAACCGTGACAGAGACCGTACATAGCCCCGTCTTCAGGCGGGCGACATTGAACACCTCGGCCTGTGACAGGCTGTTCTCGCCGGTCTCTGGTGCCACCAGCGGCGTCAGCGTCGTCTGCAGCGCCCACGCGAGACCGAACATCCCGAAGAACGCACCGACCGCGAGCAAGAATTTCTTCATCGTTTCGTCTCCTAAGAAAAAGGGCGGCGGCTATGGCGTCCGCCGCCCCTCGAGAACTTCCGGCAGGAGGCGTCAGCCCTCGAGTAAGCTCCTAATTACTGGCCGCGCCTGGAGCATTCGCCCCATAAGGCAGCGGTTGCGGACTGGCAGGCACAGGCTCTACGGGCGCCACAGGCGCCGCGGCCGCTACTTCGGCCGCTTGCTTTGCCAACTCGGCGTCGTGTTTCTCCTTCAAGGCCGCCGCAGCAGCCGCTTGCCTTTCGGACAGTCGCTTCGCAACGATGTCCGCGATCTTTTTCTTGCGCGCATCAGCGAGCGCCTTGGTAGCGTCCGCTGACTGTGCATGAGCTCCAGTGAGGCTGGCTAGATCCTCGCCAGTCTCGGCGATCGCCATCGGCGGGCTGCCGCTGGAGAAATGCAGAACGCTTGATCCGACATGGGCCGAGGTGATCGGCAGGGGGCTATCTAACGGTGGTAGCGTCTCTGCAGCAATCACGTCGACTTGCTCGACACTGTCAAGATTGACCACCTGCGGAGTGCCGGTGTCCTTGCGAGTAACCGTTACAAACGTCGGCATCTGCCGCCTCCGTTAACCCTCGAGTCCGGTGAACTCGATCATGGCCGCGTAGGTACCGGCCGTATTGGCGGTGCCCGTGCCGGCGATCAGGAACCCGACCACATAGATGTCGATGTCCGTCAAGCTGGCGAGGTTAGCGATGGCACCAGCGGTCGTCGGGACACCGAACCCGTTGGGCCCAGGCGCCGCGTTGGCAGCCGTGAACGCTGTCGAGTTGATGCTCGTGATCGACCGGTAGAGGTTACCGATCGTCGGCGTCGTGATGTAGGCCAGCAGGTTCAGCGTCGCTGGAGGATAGGCCGTGTCCAATGTCGCGTTGGTGTAGAAGAACCCGACGCTGGTCGACGTGCCACCAGCGATCGTCTGATAGCACTGCAGCATCATGTCGATGATCACGGCCCCTTGCGGGATCGTGCCAATCAGAATGCCGCCTGTGTTGGTCGTGAGCTGGCCGGCCGAGAGCGTACCGGTCGAGTTCAGGATCATCGACCGATTGACTGCGGGTTGCTGGCCAGGAACCGGAGGCAGCGTCAGCGTGGTGTTCCAGCTCAGTGAGCCGCCACCAGTCTGTGCCGCGGGAACGGCCGGCGTGGTCTGCGCAACGGGATCATTCGGGCCACCGCGGGCGATGTAGTGCGATACCTGCCATGGAAACAGACGTGCACTGTCGCCAGGGACGCCAGAACCGCCAGAAGAAAGAGTGGGCATTCTACTTGCTCCTCAGGCTCTGCCCGACCGCCGTCTATTACGAGCGGTCGCGCTGGGAACCTATTAGGTGTGGGCCGCCGACCAAGTCGAAACCACGACCGTGCCGTAGTCCAACGAGTTAAACTGGGTCTTCTTCAGGCCGTGGATGGTCCAAGCGGAGACCTCAAGGCGCCGCTTGTGATCGAAGAGTTCTTCGTTCCACCTGTATTTTGCGGGTGCGTCCTTCTGACCGAACGCCATCATGCAGGCCTGTCCGCCGAGCAGAACTGCGCGGTTCGTGCTGGTTTGCGCTACACCAGCGTTCGACACGCCGTTGGTGACATCGAACGACTGCCGCAAGATGACGCCGTTGTATTCGCCGATGGCGCCGCTGAAGATCGGGTTTCCCGTCTCCTCGAGGCCGATATACGCGGCCTTGACGATGTCGAGCCACTGGCCAGTCGACGTGTTCGTGCGCATGTCGGTGACCTGATATGGATGTAAATACATCACATATTTGTCGGTCAGCGTTGCGTTGTAGTCGCGCCGTCCTTCACCGCCGCCCTTGCCGGAGATCCTGATCGGCCGGATCTTGGGGACTGCCGTGATCGCTGCTTCCTTCGCCTTGTCGATCAGATTGATCGTGAAGACGTCGGTCGACACCAAGCTCGCATCGTCCGTACGGGACGACTGGCGAATGATGCGGCCCGTGGTCGCCGCCAGTGATGCCTGTAGACCAGTGAACCGAACGTCCGCCTGTGGGGTAAATCCGCAGACCTGATTGAAGAACGCGACCGAGAAGCGCTTGGCGTACCAGTCGGCGAGACCGTCTCTGGCCTCCATTCTTAAGTCAAATGGAACCCTTTGTTGGTCAATCGTATTTTGCGACTTGACCCCAACAACATGGCCCAGTTCGTTGATCACGATCGAGTCCGAGAAGATCGTGAGCGACTCACCGTTGCCCTCGGCCAACTGATTTTCCGTAAAACCAGAGCCGGTGAGCTGCATCCTCAGGCCGTACGTGACCTTGTCACCGGCACCCTTCGACGTCTCCGTCTTGTGGTGGATGATCGAGTTCGCGTCGTTTCCGATGAGCGGGAAAATGTCGGTGTATTTGAGAGCTTCGTGATCGAGTGTCTTCGACCACAACTTGACCGCCAACGCGTCGTTGACGGGGAAATTTGTCATCGCCATGGTGTGCGCCTCTGACGTTCACCGCGGCAGGCGCTCTAAGCGCCGCCGCATTCGGTTACGAGCGTGAGGTGCAACTGTTGCCGTCGTTGCGGACGAAAGGAGATCCTTGCGGCGATCTCAGACCATGCTCGCATGACCCAGCCAGCTACGGGGCATTCCCAGGCGTGTCGGCAAGAACTGCGGGGTCACCGTGGGAACAGTCGACACCCATGTATCTTGCGTTGAAAAGACGCTACTCCGCTACATCTGGCGGTGTCAAGCGGCCAGAATCCTCTCGTTTTTGTTCTTTAAGTCGCCCAACATCATAACAAGCGCGCGCTAGCTCCTCGATAAATGCCCCGTAGTAGATCCACTCGCCGCTGTAGCCGAGCGGCCGCTTCACCATGCGGATCTCTACCATCATGCACCCGGGAGCAGTTGTCGCAGACGTGCCGGGGACAGCCGGTCCATTAGCTTGCCGAAGGCCTCCTCGTCCATGTTGGCGAGGATCTCTGGCGTGAGCGTCTCCGGCGGGGCTCCACCAGCCTGCGAAAGACTAAACGATGCGGCCTGACCGCTGCGTACGGCCTCGATCTCGGCACCAACGTTGGGAGGCGGCGGAGTAGTGGCGGCTCCGGCGCCGGGGTGGGGGGTGGTCGGAGCCGCCGAGGGGGCGGTCGGGGGAGGTGATCCGACCGCTGTCGTAGCGGCTACGGGGGCGTTCGCCGCTACGTTTGGGTTAAATCCGTAAGCTTGGGCAACCCTGAAGATACGCTCGGCCGGGTTGATTCGCGAGGCATATGATTGCTCGACCAGCGCACGCTCTTCCTGCAGCACGATTCGCTCACGGTCGAGCAGGGCGTCAACGCCGGCCGCCTCGAGCTGCGCCAATCGTGTCCTGATCAAATGTCCATAAGCGGCGCCGAACAGCGGCTGCGTTGCCGCATAGCGCGCGGCATCGGCACGATAGTTGTTGACTAGCTCGTTCTCTGCCGTCTGCGTGCCGACATGATCGCGTATGCCCTCGATCTGCTCGCCGAGCCGCTCCTGCATGCGCTGCATCTGTCGACCCTGCCAAGCGACATAGCCGAAAATATCTTCTTTCGGATCGGGCGCGGGATCTTCAGCCTCGGCATTCTGCTGCTCCTCGGTGGGGGCAGTGAGCGCTTCGTTGATGATCCGCATGCGCTCGTCAGCCCGGGACACCGTGTCCTTGAGCTGCGTCATCTCGTTGCGCGTTAGCTCGAACTGCCGTGTCTGCTCGTCGTACTGCTCCTGCAGTTTGCGGAATCGGTTGTAATTCACATGCCGCGGCGGTTTTTTGCCGGTCTTCGGATCGACCGGAGGCTCGCCCTCTTCCTCGTCATCCGGCGGAGCAGCCCCAGCCGGCGGTGATTCTCCGGCCGGGGCCTCCGCAGCCGCGGGCACAGCTGGCTCATCAGCTGCAGGCGGCGCAGCCGGTTGCTCAGTGGGATCGGGGAGCCCGGACAGGCCCCTCGTTTCCATGAATTTACGCTCTTCGGGCGTCAGGCCATCATCGGGTTTGTCGTCAGCCATGAAGTTCTCCTAAGCAACCGCACGCGTGTTGTGCTTTTTGATCTCTAGTGCCATCGCGGTCCAGGTTTTCTCATCAATAGGCCCGATGCGCTTGTCGTTCAAGAATACTGATCCGCAATTATATTTCGGGTTGACGTCGGAACTCTCGACCAGAATCTCGTAATCCTTGTCGGCCAGTTGGAACCGGACGCCCGCCGCCTGCTGTTCGTCGTTATCGTCTTTTGGGATGAACACCCGCACCGTGTCCCACTTCACGATGCCCATGAGGTCGTACTCAAAGAACCGCTGCAGATTGCGAAGAATACTGTCGATCATGTTTGCCATAGGCTACTCCTCGTCGTTGAACATATTCTGCAACATCCATACTAGCTCGTCATCCTCCAGTTCGTTCAGGAACGGCTGACGCTGTTCGGGCGGCAACTGCAACAACAGCAACTCGATGTCTTTGCGCGTCAGTGCCGGCGAGATCCGCAGGCGCCCACCGCGATAGTCGGCCGTCCTGCTACCGTAGCCTGCGCCGCCCTGACCGGAGCCCTGCTGGAATCGGAACCCTGGAGGTGGCGGTGGCGGCGGTGGGGGTGGAACGAACGGCTCCCACCCCTGGAACTGCTGTAGCGCCACCGGGAACGTCTTGGTGAAGCGTTCCGGATCTTGGAAGTTCCAGCCGATAAATTGCTGTGTCTGTGCGGGGCCCGGCTGCCGTGGCTGCCCCGTGAATTGCTGCAACGAAACATTGACCGGTTTTGCAAATCGCTCGGGCGAATATGTCCACGGCCAAATCTTCGGGTTTAGAGCAATGATGATGCCGGCGGGAGCGAAGTCCTGGAACCGCTGCAGCGAGACTGGGAACGGTTTTGCAAATTGTTCAGGCGAAGGTGACCACGGCCAAGTCTTGGGATTGGGGGCCGTGACCGGGCGCTGTACGTTGAATGCCGACTGGTAGAGCAGCGTGACGTTGAAGACTGTCGGCCCTTCAAGCG